CTATTCGCATGAGTTCAACCACTACCGTCTCCCAGATCAAAACTGGTTTGGCTGCGAACCTGGCAACCGTGTCAGGTCTTCGCTCTTACGCCTACCAGCCTGACAATGTGAACACCCCGTTCGCTTGGCCGTTGCTGGATTCAATTCAGTACAACGGGGCTATGGGTGGGGGTTTGATTACCCACAAGTTCACGGTGTCGGTTGTGGTTGGTCGTTCGGCTGAGCGTACTGCACAGACTTTGTTGGATGGGTATCTGTCTTATGCCGGTGCAACTTCCATCAGGGCTGCGATTGAATCGGATCGTACTTTGGGTGGTGTTGTGCAGGACTTGATCGTTGAGTCTGCTGACAACATCTCTACCCTTGAAGCGAACGACGCAACGTATCTGGCGATTGACTTCGTTGTCACGGTGTACGCCTGACCCCTTGCCGAGTGTTGCTTGTGGCGTGTAGTGTTATCGCATCGGCTCTGCCGAGCAGACATCAACTCGAACGCCGATAGGCAGGAGCAGACATCATGGCTAAGCAAGTACTCACAAACGTGGCAGTCACCTACGGCACTGCCAACACGGACATCAGCGCGTATGTAACGTCAATTACATTGTCTTCAAGTGCGGCGGAAGTTGCCACAACTTCGATGGGTTCTTCAGCTGTGACACGAATCCAAGGCTTGATCGATAACTCGATCACAATGGAATTGCAACAGGACTACCCAACGATTGAGAAGTTGTTCTTTGATGCGTTCACTGCTGGTACTGCTGTACCGATGACAGTGAAGCCGAACGGCACTGCTGCTGCTTCGTCCACGAATCCACAGTACGCATTTAGTGTCCTGCCTACATCACACGAAATGATAAAAGGTGCCATAGGCGACCTAGCCACCATGAGTATTTCGTTCCCCATCAGCGGTGCAATTACGAAGACTGGTTCTGGCGCGTAGTTTCTAATAATCCAATCCCTTACCTGCGGAGGTAGAGAATGAAAATCGCACTCAGTTTGACTAGTGCATTAGATAGTAAGCAACGCACAATCATTGCTGCGTTTCCTGACTTCATTGCGTTTGAAAATAAATACAATCGCAGTGTCGCCAAGTTTGAAGACGAACTCACCTTGACTGATCTTGCATACCTTGGATGGCATGCAGAGAAACGGTTGAAGAAGACTGGGTTGGACTTTGAATCATGGTGCGATGAGATTGAAGCACTCGAAGTGGGAGATAGCGCAGACGCAGTGATCGTCCCTTTGGAGATAAGTCAGCCCACTGGGTAATTGCATATCTCGCTTGCGAGACTTCGATTTCGCCTTCAGTGTTGCTGGCAGAAGAACCACGAATGCTGTTCACAATGTTGGCGTACCTTCGATGGAGAGCCATTCACCTAGGCAAGTAGTATCGGTGTATGGCAAGTCGTGCAGGAACATTCATCTCAATCGATGAGCCGGTACTGATTGAGGGTCTTGGTGACTTCCTTCGTGATCTAGCCAAGACATATCCTGACTTCAACAAGGAAGCACGTATCGCCAGTCAAGGTGTGGCAGAGCTGCTCGTTGTTGCAGCAACCTTCGAGGCTGCATCGGTGACCCGTAATCGTCAGGCGTTAGAAGTGATGAAGGGCATGAGGGCGCAACGTGACCGCATCCCAACAATCAAGTTGCAAGAGAAGTCTGGGTTCGTATCAAAATCAAAGCCGAACAGAAGTCGTAAGATCAAGGTGACTAGGGGCGACGTGTTCTTTGGTGCCGAGTTTGGTGGTGGCAAGTTTGGCTCATCCAATCGGACGGTGGCTGGGGCTAAGTCTCGGGCTGGTACTGAGATGCCTCGTAAGGGTGGGGGCAGGACGACTCAGTTCCTTCGGCATCGTGGGAAGTCTGGGTACTTCTTCTGGCCTACTGTGCGCAAGAACAAGGGCAACATTGCCAAGGAGTATTTGAACGCTATTGACAAGGTTTTGGAGAAACTGAAAGATCGTTGACTTTGGCTGTGGTTTCGCTACCCTGTAGTTAGGGAGGCGTTCATGGTTGTCTATTTTGATTCGGTCAAGTCTGTTCAGCCGAAGCCGTTCGCCTCGAATTGGGTTGACCTCAAAGAACGCTTGATGCACCATGAGGAGAATGCGCACAAGTCTGATGGTGCGTTGTGGTCGCCTGTTGAGTACCACCAAGGTAGGACTAGAGGCAACACTGCTGTTCGGTTCATTGAAGCGTTGGTCGTTGACATGGACGGTGAATCGTTTGCGAATGCCAACCTTGATGGGTTTGAGTATCTTGCCTACTCCACATATTCGCATCGACTGGATGATCCTCACTATCACTTAGTTTTGCCGTTGGCTGAGCGTGTACCGGCAGGGCTGTGGCGAGCTGTGTGGGCTGAGTTGCATGAACGAATCAACCTTGTTGGTGACCCTGCAACGAAAGATGCTGCGCGTATCTTCTACCTTCCACAACATGCACCAGATCAACCTTTCGAGTTCCACGAACAATCAGGCAAGTTCATTGACACAGACTTCCAATACGAACCTGCACGGAACCCAACACCAAGATCACCACGTCAGTCTGCTCAGCCTCGACGCAAGCGCACTGTCGGTGTTGAGATGAATGATGCGTGGTGGGATGCAGGCAAAGTGATGACGAAGTATGACGGTCTTGAAGGCAAAGCATTGTGGTCTACCGTGTTGGCTGACTTCCGTGCCTTGCGCTCGGCTTGTGAGGATGTCATCTAGAATTGCCGCATGGCTGGCGTTCGCACATTCGTAGTTCGGTTCCTTGCTGACGCAGAGCAATACAAGAAGGGCATCAAGCAAGTCAACGATGGCATGGGCGGTTTGAAGACCGAGGTGTCAAGTCTGTTGCCGTCATTCAAAACTATGGCGATTGCTGGTGCAGCTGCGTTCGGTGCTGTGAGTGCATTCGGATTCAAGGCTGTGCAGGCTGCTGCTGAAGATGAGAAGTCGCAAGCGTTGTTGGCTGCACAGTTGAAACGAACCTTCGGTGAGCAGCAAAACTTGACTGATGCTGTTGAGCGTTATATCTCGGTGACGCAACTTCGTACCGGAACTAGTGACACAGAATTGCGTGACTCGTTGGGGACGTTGCTTCGTTCAACAGGTAATTTGACGACATCTCAAAACCTGTTGAATGTTGCGCAGGATGTCTCCGCTGCTACCGGCAAAGACCTCCAATCAGTTTCTTTGGCTCTTGCCAAGGCCAGCCTTGGTCAATTCACAGCGTTGGGGAAACTTGGTATTCCATTAGATGAAAGCACAAAGAAGTCCAAGGACTTTGGCAAAGTTTTGGAAACTCTGGAAGGTCAATTTGGTGGTGCTGCGGATGCTGCTGCAAATACATTCGGTGGCAAATTGAAAATCATTCAAGGACAGTTTGGTGAGATTGTTGAAACAATCGGTGCAGCCTTGCTTCCTTACTTAGATAAGTTTGCCACGTTCTTAGTTGAAGAAGTTGCTCCTGCTGTTCAACGAGTCACGAGCGTCATCGGTGAGAAGGGCTTGGTTGCAGGGTTCCAACAGTTGATCTTCGAATCTGGTGGTGCTGGTGCTGCTGTTGTTGGTGTCCTTAGAAACATTGCAATAGCAGGGGCAGAATCAGCAAACATTTTATACAAACTTGCGTACTTTGCAAAAGCTGCTATTGAACCAAATTATCTTGAGAAGGTCAAAAGTATTGCCAAAGGCTTCACTGGACAAGCAGTTGATGTTGACAAACTCAAAGAAGCATTTGACGAAATTGCTGTACCAGTCAATCATTACAAGGTCACCATCCACGATGTCATTAGGGGGCACAGAACATTGAACGGTGTAATAGAAGAAACTAATGATGAAGAAGATGACTTATCTACGACTTTGAAGAAGGCAACCGACAGACTCAAGACTTACACCGATGCGTTGAAGTCAAGCAACTCTGCACAGAAGTCTTTCAAGAATGCGCAGGATGCTTCAATCAAGGCTGGGAAGTCGTTGACTGCTGCGAACCAAGGTGTGACTGATGCGCAGGATGCGTTCAATCAGGCTGTGGCTGGGTATGGTGCTGATTCGCCACAAGCTAGGAAGGCTGCGCTTGAGTTGTCGCAGGCTCAGCGTGGGTTGGAACGCGCCGGATACAACGTGGAAGGTTCGTTGTTCGCGATCAAGGATGCTGAGGAGGCATTGAAGAAAGTTCGTGCTGATCCTGAGTCCACACCTCAGATGATTCGTGAGGCTGAGATTGCGTTGGCTGAGGCGAAGTTGTCAAGTGCTGATGCGATTGATCAGCAGACTGAAGCCACTGAAGGTTTGACGACTGCGACTGGTTTGTTGAATGAGGCGATCTTTGGTGTTTCTAAAGATTCTGAGATATTCAAGGATTTGTCTGATGCGTTGACTACCGCTAAAGAGAATCAGGCTGAGGCTGTTATTGCTGTGGCTGAAGCGA